CCGTGAAGCCCGAAGCGCTTTTGGGAAAAGCGTTGAACACGGGTCGTTTCAACCCGAACGTCTGCCGCATCAAAGCTACGGCTGGTACGAAAGAAAAAATTTGTGCTGGCTTTCAGAGCGAGGGTGTGTTGATTAGCGTCCAGCACGCTGGTTTTGGTCCCGACATGAAGTTGGGTGACCCCCAGTTTGAGGCGATTCGTGGAGATGGAAAGATGGAACTCAAAGTAGGAGTTTACCGCAATGATGCGGACATCGCCAGCTTTATGCCTCCCAAGCAAGTTGCTATTCTTCCCAAATTGAACATGCGCTCTGCGAAACCTGGAGAAGCCGTTGTGCTTCTCACCCGTGATGACAAAGGAATGGTCATAAGTCAAAACGGTGAAGTTATTGACCACGAACAGCACACGTGTCCTACCCCCGATGAGGGCGGATTCTCTGGTGCGCCGATCTTTGCTGTCTCTGACGGCTTTTTGGTTGGCATGCATCGTGGTGCGTTTGACGCTCGTAAGACGAATGCGTACCTTGGAGTTAGCTTGATTGAATCTGTCATTGCCGACTCAAAAAAACTTGGTTTCGCGCTCCTCGAAGTAGAGACCCTTAACCTTTCATGGTGGGGTTACGACGAGGAGCAATCGCTACGCAGTCCAGTTCACGTTCCGGGTACTGCAAGAAAAATTATCGGGAACAATTTCATACCTATTTGGAACTATGCAGGAGGCTCAGGTCACACAGTGAAACCGCGTCTCCTAGTGGATCCGGAGTGGTCCACGTCAGCCGCTGAATTTGGCTGGCAATTCCCAGACAACTGGGCAGTTGCAAATTACTCCGCTGAGGGCGAAGCCCTTTCTATGAACAAGTACTACAAGCTGCAAAGACATGCACCAGATGATCTTGCGTGGTCTTACTCTTTCGACTTTATGTTGGAATTGTGGGCCCCAGACATCGCGAACTTTAAAACGGCAACCCACGAGGAAGTCGTGTGGTCCCTGGATGGGACAAAGTCCGCTGGTCCTCCGTTCAACCGCAGGTTTAGAGACACGTACGCGTGGCTCGAGGCTTACGGTGATGTTTTGAACTATTCGTTTGAACATCCGGATGAATCATGGCTTAACTTGTGGCACAGTCGTGTCAAGGAAGAGCTGCGCCCC